GCGGAAAAGGCGAACAGGTATCGCGCCGCCTCGCCGGCGTCAGTCGCCACGGTTTTCGTGCCGGCCGGCAGGCTCCCGGTCACCACATGATCCGCCGCCTGCATGGTTACGGCATACGGCCCGGCCAAGCCTCCGGCGGAACCCGTGATGTAAAGGACACCGGTACCGTCACTGCCGTCCCACTCGATCGACTCGCTCAGATACACATCCGTGCCGTCGATTTCCTGGATCAACCCGCTGGAAACAAAGCCGTCTGCGGCCGGCACGTCGATGGCCACCCGCGCGCCGGGCAGAGGGATATGCCCCTTCAGGCCGGTCTGAAACTCGACATCCGTGCGGTTCAGTTTGTCGTCTAAATAGCGGTACATCCCCAGATCGTAGGCCTGTGCCTCGGACGACACGCCCGGCATCTCGATCACGGCCAGGTTGTTGTCCGATCCGTCCTCGTCGTAGCACTCGATGATGCCGTCACTCCACGTGTCGGCGTCCAGGTAATGGACCTCGATGCCCGTGGGGTCGTCCGCCGATCTCAAATTGTGCGTCATGCGGAAGGTGCCGGCGGTATAATCGTCCACAGTGTATTTCATTGACAGGGCCGCCGCGTCGTCCATCACCAGGAGGAACTTGCCGGGGATGTACGGCACGGCCCGGCCGCATCGGGCAATTGTGGCGCACGCCTCCATTACGCTGGATCTGGTCTGGAAGCGGTGATCGAAGTACCAGCCGGCGGCCTCCCAGGTGCCTCGGAGGGCGTAGAGGGACGCCCAGTCGATGAAGGAGACATCCTGTTTGCCGCCGTTGGTGGCCGTCACCACGTATGCCGCGGCGTCCGCGATGGACCGGGTGGCGGTTAGTGTGCCGCCAAATCCCGTCTCGCCCACCGGGTAGAGCTTGCGCGTGGCGATGCAATTGATCTTGTCCGCGATGGCGCCGGAGATCTGCGACGACGCGCGCACACGCATCTCTATCATGGTGCAATCGTCCGGCCAGTCCGCCCAATCGCTGTAAAGACCACCCACCCCGCGAATTTGTCCCATCCGGGAAGATGTCACCGCATCGTCCGAGGCCTTCCCGGGGTGGCTGCCGTACACCCGCAACTCGTATCTCCCGGGGCCCCAGGGCACCGGGTAGTGAAACGACCCACGCACGCTCTTCCGGGTCGCGGCTCTGATATAGTCCCCGCTCTTGCCGGTGTCTGGATGGCTGTTGACCCGTGCCCAATCCGTCAGCGCGGCGCCGTCGTCGTCCACCTTGCGCAGATCGACATAGATCTCGGCGTCCACCGCCTTGCATTCGCCGCCGACGAACATCCCCCCGGGGAACTCTATATCCCACTCCACCCACGATATGCTGGTGCCGGCGGGATTGATGACGGTACTCCTGATGTGATCCATCATCTCGGAGGCCAGATAGGTCAGGTCCTCGCCGGCCAGATTGTTGTTCACGTAGCAAATCCGGGACACGATCGATGGCGTCTGCCCTGGTGTCAGGATGGCGTATTCGCAGTCGTCGAGATTGTCGGTATCCTGGTCGGCGATATACACGCCCTCGATATCGTAGCTGCCGATACCGACGATCCCCAAAAAATACAGGTACTGGTCCGCCTCGGCCGAGAAGCGGTTGAGGCTGTCGTACACCACGTAGGGATAAGCGGCCAGATCCGGCCACACGCGCAGCCGACCGAAGTGCTCCGCGAAAGGGCTGTTGATGCGGGCGCGATTGCCCGCTGACGATATCGAATACGGCTGATCCGCCATGCCGATGGCGCCCTGTTCCGGCGGCCCCTGGGCGAGGAATCGGTTGACCAGGGCCATACCGCCTATCGCCAATAGCCCGGTCGCTAATGGCGCCGCCCACGCGGACCCCATGAGCGCGCCGGGGACCACCAAGGGGCCAAGAATCGGCGCCGCCACCAGCACAGCCAGGGTTGACAAAACCTGCAACGGGTTGCTGCCGCCGCCGCCCCTGGGCAACTCGACAAAATGGCATACGTCGCCCGGGCGCACCAAATACACGCCCCACTCGGTTCGGCCGATGGGCTCGCCATTGACCAGCAGATAGTACGGCCGCGTAAACACCAGCTCGCAGCGCTCGATGATCTGTGCCGGCGTGAGCGCCTCGTCGCCGAGCACAACCTTGCGGTCCTCGGCCAGAGTCAACGGATTCCAGACGTGATTAACTATCATGGGTATAATATCCCGCGATGCGCCAACCGTTGAGTCCCAGTGTCGTCAGGTCTGAAATGACCACCCCGACCCCCTCCAACGAATGCACGACATGTAGACGTCCGATCATCGCCACCGTGCCGATATGATGCGGCCGGCGACGCTGGGACATAAATACCGCGTCGCCGTCGGCAGGAGCGCTCGTCGGCGACCACCCGAAGCGCCGCTGGATATCGCCCGCCATCGTCCTGGCGGCACTCGCCGTCAACCGATCATGATCGATATCGGCCCCCGGCACCCGCCGGCCGAACTCGGCCGCTTGGATCGTGCGGAACAGGTGGTAACAGTCCCGATCCGCGCGCCAGGGCAGGCCAAGGTATTTCTCGCTCCAGTGCCCCGTCACGTCCGCAACCCCGGCAACACCTTGGTGGTCATCAATTTGCGGGGGAAATACGCCCCGGTGAGGTCCGGCGCCAGGGCGGTGGCCTCGATGCCGATATGCGTCTCGTTGACCCGCGATATGGTCAGCGGCACGGGATATTCGGCGTCGGCCGCCATCGTATCGTCGAGATACTGGCGGTATGTGACCGTCACCGGCGTCCTCGTCGAGGCCGCGTTGCGGATGGCGGCCCGCACCGATCGGGGCACGCCCTGGATCGTGATCAGCATCTCCCCGCGCACCGCGCCGGCGGTCTCCGGAAGCCGGAAACCGAACAGAACCGGCAAAAAGGTGCCCTCGGTGGGCGGGTCCTCATCGTCGATATAACGGGTGATCGACCGGTATCCGTTTACGACCAGGATCGGTGTCACAAAATCGGCATGGTCGATCTGCAGCGTGTCGTAATACGTCACATCCGGCGGTGCGACGTCGTATGCTTCCTTTATGGCGTCGGTCAGGTCCATTCATGTCCTCGTAGGTCGGGATTCCATTCCCGACAATCAATCCCATGCCCCGATATAATCCTGGTGCTCGATGTGGAAGGCGCAACTCGCCCGGCGGACGCCGGTCTGGCCGTCCACTCGCGGATATCCGATGAAGCGGCCGGCGTGGCTGGCGGTGTAACCGAGATCCTCGATCCAGTCCGCCGTGAACCACTCGGTGCCCATCTCCAGGTCGTCCTCGTAGAACTCGACCAGGTCTGCATACTCGGCCACGGTGAGCAGGATCGGCGCCTCGACCATGTCCGGCGGCGCGCCCCCGAACCTCCTTGCCTCCACGCGGCCGCTCTGGCACCGGCGGCGCGATACGGCACCGACCGGCACGCGGCGCATGTCCTCGCGCTGAGGGGCGGGCACGGTTGACGGCCAGGCGTCCAGCGTCATCGGATCACCTCCAGGGGCGCGGTCACCAGCCAATGCAAGCCGCGGGGCCGGCTCTCGTAGGGGGGATCGCCGGAGAAGCGGGCGAACAGGGCGCCAGGATGCACGGTAGCGAGCCAGGTGGCCGAAAACCACTCGGCGCCGCCGTTGGTGGTGGTGTCAAAGAATGTTTTGAACGCCGCCATTTGGGTGGCGGTGAAAACCCAGGAGACATCCCGCGTGGCATCCGGCAGGCGCCGTGAACGCTCCGGAGATATCCGCTCATCCGGGTCCACAAGACCGCTTGTGTACTCTCCCTTGAAATCGTCGGCAGGCGCCGGCAGGGTAGCGGGCCAGGAGGCAGGCATCAGCGGGCCCTCCGATAGCGGCCGTCCAATACCCGGGCCAGGCCGGCGTCGCGCTGGAGGCGGCCGGCGATGGCCCCCTCGATCTGCTCGACGATTACGTTGAGGCCCATGCCGTCAGCTGACGGCTCGGCACGCACACCGGCCGAGGGGTGGTTGTTGGTCACGTTCACCACCAACTGAGGCCGCACGGCACCGGACCGGGCGCCAGCAGCACCGGGCACAACCGCTGAGGGGAATACCAGATCCGGCACGGCGCCCTGAGCATCTGCCCTATCTTGCAGCGCAGGTGCGGCGGGACGCTCGATGGCTGCTGCCAGGCGGGCGAACATGGCGGTCAG